TCCCAGCCTCTATCAAAGTTTGCAATGATCTGGCCATCTCGCTTTAGCATCAGTTTTGATATTCTACCCTCATCAATGCCGTAAGGGGAGCCTAAGTCAAAGCTTTTGATCCAGTAATGAATGGTTCTGTTTTCGACTTCGATTTTACCTTTTCTCCACATGGTCTTAGCCTCCTTAAATTCTAACCAAGATTGCTGGTAGAATTCGCTTTTTGTTGGTCTGCCAGTCGGTGTAGCTTGTTTTAACCTTAGTCAGTCCGTCCATCCTGCAGCCGTGCTTTTCAAATTCGGCAAGGGTTGCGATCAGTCCTGAGAAGGTGCTTGAAATGGTAATGTGGTCAATTCCGTAGGCTCTGCAGGCTTTAACAATGGGTTCAATGTCGTAATCCCAAATGACCTCAGAAAAGTCGATGGTGTCGTTTCCTGCTTCCTTGCTTCTTTCGTAGGCCCAGTACATGGTGCTGTTGATTCCAGAGTCCTTAAAATTTGCGCCTGTTGCTTTCGCCTCTTCAAATGCTTTGATTTCTTTCATGTTCTCATCCTCCATTTAGTGTGGTTTTGTTTTGGTATTACATATATCACTCTAAACGAGAATAATAGCAAGTCATTTCTGTAGTAATAGAGCAGGTTTCTGGCTTAGAGGCTAGTCTTCAATCCCACAGTAGCGTGGATAGTCATAGCCTTCCGGATTGGTGAGTATCTTTTCACCAGTGTCTTTGTTAATGACCCTAATACACCTAAGCTCACCTTTTTCGTTGGTCCCGCCATCTGACTTCTTGATCCAGGGCTGATCCTCTAGAAAATCACTGGTGAACTTCTTAAACTCTGAATCACTAAGCTCAACTTCTCGAATCACAGTGTAATCAGAACCAATGACGCCATCTTCTTTTGCATCTTCGGTTGCTTCCTTCAGTTCCTTAAGGTTGTAGAACTTTCGACCAAATAGTGCCTTCATCGCTATGCCTCCTCCCTGGGATTTTCATCGATTACCTTGCAGGAATCAATGCCGTAAACCACATTCAAGCTACTGCCGTTGTCCCACTGAATCATGATGGAGCCTGTGTCATCCACGCCCCACACGATGCCTTTTGTGCCCGTTGGCGGTGCTTGCACATCATCCATCCAAAGGAGCTGAACCCTGGAACCAGCGGGGTACTGCTTGCGTAGGCGCTCCAGTCTTTCTTTACTGATCGGTTTCATTGGGAGCACCTCCTTTGAAAGCACTGCTGCCTGAAAGGTTTTGAAGGAGAATCTTTCTATGGTTTTTGAATTCCTCTCCAATAAATCCAAGGCGGAGAAGGAAGCATCGAAATGCGTATTTCTCATTATCGACTTCTTTCTCTTTTACGGTGATTCTCTTTTGGATTTTCGCCATCTCACAAAGCTTTGTAATGAACTGGGAGTAGGCTTTTATCTCGTCTGGATTTGGCAGTTTTGAAAACCAAGGGAAGCTAATGCGTTCCTCATCGGCTTTAATGGGAAGGGCATCTACATTCAAAGCTTTCTTAATGAGGTTGCCTTTTGCTTCTAGCAGTTTGGCTAGCTTCTCCAGGTCTTCATCGGAAAGGGAGTCTTTTGGTATCTGGATGATGAGTCCCGTTTCCTCGGTCTCCGCTTCAGCAGGAGCTGATTCCTCCACCTCAGCTTCAAACCCTGCCTCTTGTAGCTTTTTCATCAGCGTCTTGATATCGTCCTGAGTCACTTCGGTGTCAAAGGTTAGCTCTCCGTCTTTTCCAATGTGGTAAGGTCCCACCTGGTAAGCGCAGGATGGAACACCCAGGTATTTTGAAGGGACCTCTGTGATTTCGCTGATGACCTTCACCAGCTTTTTACGTTCGTTACCAGTTACGTTGTAATTGATTTTCATGGTATTGACCTCCTTGTTTTTTGCTTACTACATATATCACTCTAAGTGATGTTAATAGCAAGTCTATCTTTCGATAGTTGTGTTATTTATTTTCAGGGAGGTCACTGTAGCGGTATTCTTTGCCATCACGCAGGAGATAGACTTCATCTGAAGTCTGTGCTCCAGAAATAAACCTTTCGACTATAACATCACAAAACTTCTCATCAAGCTCAATGGTGTGGCAGATTCGCTGGGTCTGATCACAGGCAATAAGCGTACTGCCAGAACCGCCAAATGGATCGAGGACGATGCAATTGCTAAGACTTGAATTAAGGATTGGATGGGCCACAAGAGCCACGGGCTTCATTGTTGGATGAGAGCCATTCTTCTTAGGTTTTTCAAACTCCCATATAGTCGTTTGCTTCCTATCGGCGTACCAGTTGTGCTTGCCTTTCTTCTTCCATCCAAAGAGCACCGGTTCATGCTGCCACTGGTATGGAGACCTACCAAGGACAAGGGATTGCTTTTTCCAGATACAGGTGCCGGAGAGGTAGAAGCCAGCTTCAGCAAATGCCTTTCTAAAGTTAAGCCCTTCCGTATCTGCATGGAAAACATAGATGGAGGAGTCCTGGGTCATGACAGCTTCTGTATTGGTAAAGGCCGCCAGAAGGAATTCATAGAAAGCAGAATCACCCATGTTGTCGTTTTTGATTTTACCGGCAGAGCCTTCATAGTTTACATTGTAAGGGGGATCCGTCACCACTAGGTTTGCCAGCTTTCCATCCATAAGTAGCGTGAAGGTTTCTGCCTTGGTGGAATCACCACAGACCAGTCTATGGGGACCCAGCTTCCAGACGTCACCAAGTTTTGTCATGGCGGGTTTTTCCAGCTCTGCATCCACATCAAACTCATCATCGTGAATGCCATCTTTCAAGGAATCCTTAAATAGGTCATCCAGTTCAGAGGGATCAAAACCTGTAAGGGAAACATCAAAGTCTGCGCCTTGGAGATCAGCAATAAGAAGAGCTAACTTATCCTTATCCCAGTCACCAGAAACTTTGTTCATTGCAACGTTTAGTGCTTTTTCCTGTTCGGTGTTGAGATCTACCATAACGCATTCTGCTTCCTTTTGTCCTAGATGCTGAAGCACACTAAGCCTCTGATGGCCTGAAATCACAGTGTTATCATTATTCGCATTAACGACGATAAGCTCCACATATCCAAAATTCTCAATGGAGGCTTTTAGCTTTTCAAACTCTGGATCTCCAGGCTTTAGTTCTTTTCTAGGATTGTAGGCTGCCGGATTCAGATCTGATAGTTTTATTTTTTGTATATTCATATCAAACACATCAACCTTTCTTTTATCAATAAGCGAGCTATTTGCCAGTCTCCGATAATTTCATTCACTTTCTTACCTTCATGTTCAACAGTTCTATGACATGAGGAACATAAGGTCACAAGATTATCGATGTCTCTCGATCCATTAGCACTAACGGGAATAATATGATGAACATTAAGGTTCTCTTTAGTACCACATCGACGACAAACTTGGCCTTGTTTGATTGTGGCACTCAATTTATTCCACTCATAATCATATGGACCATAGGTGCGCTTTTTTATTGCATTATTACGCAGAACATGAATCATTCGTTCACGCTGTTCATCACTATATTCATTCCATCTCAGAGATGTGGCTTCTCCGATCTTCTTCTTAGTTTCTTTTGAGTGATAGTCAGAGCCTAATCTTTTCTTTCGTGCTTTCAACCCTTCACTCACTTTTTTTCTAAAATGAGGGTCTTTGTTTTTCTCAACTATATCTTTACGTGTTTTTTGCCATACATTCTGACAAGCAACTGAACAGAAGAAGTGTGATGGAATTTTATGTGCAGCATATCTTCTTGAATTTTCCTGCCCACATGTTTCGCAAACATAATGAATCTTCATATCTCTTCACGCTCTACATTGAATTTCTCCGCCGCCTTTCTTAGGTTTAAATTGAAATCCACGTTCTCCCATGGGAAGAGCGAGGAATTGAAGTGGCCATAGGTTGCTGTGTCTGAATAAATTGCATTTCTGAGGCGCAGCTTTTCAATGATGGCCGCTGGTCTCAAGTTAAAGATCTCTTTTACCAGTTCACTTAAATCCTCGTCATTGATTTTTCCCGTACTAAAGGATGTCACATTAACTGCCACAGGGTTTGCTTTACCTATGGCATAAGAAATAGCGACCTCGCATTTATCAGCAAGCCCGCTCCAAACAATATTCTTAGCAATGTACCTGGCCATATAGGCACCGCTTCTATCAACCTTAGTTGGGTCCTTTCCGCAGAGTGCGCCGCCGCCATGAGAAGCTAGACCACCATAGGTGTCGACCATGATCTTTCTTCCAGTAAGTCCAGTGTCAGCAGCAGGACCACCCTCAACAAATCTGCCTGAAGGATTAATGAGTATTTCAGTTTCATTATCCAGTGGGAAATCCTCGAAGCACTGCCAGAGCACGTTGTTTAAGATATCTGATTCTAGCTGCTTTTGGGTTTTATCATCGTGGTGCTGAACAGAAACTACCACAGTCTTAACGCGGATAGGTTTATCCCCATCATACTCAACAGTAACCTGTGCTTTACCATCGGGGAGGATACCCTTGATGATTTTTCCTTTGCGACATTCATCAATACGCTTTACGATTCTATGAGAGAGAAGTAAAGGTAGAGGCAACAGTTCACGGGTTTCGTTGGTAGCATATCCATAGACAGTGCCTTGATCACCAGCACCGATGGAACCATAAGGATCAATAATTCCATTTCTAGCTTCAAGTGCTGTATCTACACCAGCAGCAATATCTACACTCTGATGATGTACAAACACAAATACTGTAAATTTCCAAGGACTGTATCCCACCTCGCGAAGTACATTTTTTACGATAAGGCGGATGTTAATTTTTTCGCTGCAGGTGATCTCGCCCGCCACGATGATTTTCCCTTTAGTAGCCATGACCTCACAGGCCACACGTGAAGCTTTGTCTCTGCGAAGGCAATCATCCAATATGCTATCAGCGATTAAATCAGAAAGCTTATCAGGATGTCCCTTGCAGACACTTTCCGCGGTTCTGTAGTTTTTACTCATATCATTATCTCCTATCTGTTCTTATTTGCCCCTACGAGCAGAAAGAAGCCTTTCCATCACATCATCCTGAGGATTTGCTCCTTTGTAATCGCCTGTGCAGTTTTCTTTTACAATCTGGAATATCTCAAACCACAGACGATTGGTCTGGTTCATGTAGTTCTGACCCATGGATACATAAGGGCTTTGAATGGCGTTTCCTGTGGTGGGGTGTTTTGCAAGAAAACCATATTCAGTAATGGCTTCTTCACACTGAATCCAACGAGCAACACTCATGGCATACCTTTCGAGGAGCTGTGGGGAAACCAGAGCAGCACAGCCACGCTTATCCAGCCACTGCCATGTGGCTTTATATATTTCACCTGCCACCAGAGCCTTACCATCTTTTTGAATGGCTTCTAGCATTTTATTTGGTTCAGGCATTTCTTGTCCTTCAAGATCTGCCGTATCGGAAAACTCCATCACAGTCAGTTTCCTGCCACCAAGATTTCCTTCGGCTATTTTGTCAGCCAGAGGTTTCTTTTTTGCCCCTGCACCAACACGAGCGCCACCTCTGTTCGTACCGTCTTTTGCCAATGATCACACCTCCTTTACAAAGTGGGGGCTATACCCCCGTTTGAATCTGCGTTTTTTAACACGACACCCCAG